CAGTACCAGCATCATTAACTATAGAGTCATTGGCATTATGAAATATTTCTAGGTCTGATCCTGTACCAAGTTTAAGTTTAGCATTATCATTATATACGTTATCTCCAGTAAATGTATTACCAGTTGTAGCTGCAAAGTTACCACTAGCTGTTACACCACCTTGCCAAGATCCACCGTTATAAACCTTAAGTTCATTAGCAGTAGTATTAAAATATAAGTCTCCTTCTGCAAGGTCATTACCACCACCATCTTGTGATGGGTTAGAAGATGCAACTTGATATGTATCTCCAAAGTTGTTAACAGAGGATATATTGGCAGACGCATTATTTATGCTTGCTATATTTGTTGCTGCGGTATTTACATTAGCTATAGACCCTGCTACTAATCCTATGTCAGTACCATCGGCTGCTACTATGCCTATATCTGAGGCATCTGCTGCCACAGCATTAATGTTAGTTGCATTTCCAGCTACAGCATTAATGTTAGTTGAGTTTCCAGCTACTGATGTCACATTAGAACTAATACCAGCTACAGTCGTTACGTTACTAGCTATACCAGATACAGTTGTTACATCGCTAGATATACCAGCTACAGTTGTAACCTCTGTTGATTTTGGTGATAATCTATGGAATGTGTATGTATGAGCTGTAGTAGTTGTTTCTACTAAGAATCCAAAGCCCGAAGGTATGGTAGCACTTACACCTGTGATAATAACTGCTAAACCAGATCCTCTACCATTTGCAATCGTAACTGTAGTTCCACTTGGAACTAAATTAGTAGATGCTGCGGATACTGAGACTATAGTTCCAGTACCATTATTTACATCAGGGTTAGATGTAGGAAAGCTTGTTTCATTAGCTATTGGTACAAATCCACCAACATCATCAACAAGATCAATTATTCTGTCATTGATAGCTGCGGTTGTAGCAATAGTTGTGTCGTTGTCTGGAAATGACTCACCATCTTTAATAGTTTCTCCAGTTGAAGCATTGAAGTATCTAGCTTCAGCAGCAGAAGTAGTAAAGAAAGAAGTGTCATTTACACTGTAACCAGACTGCTCACTGTTAGTAACAACAGTTGCACCATTCAATTTATCAGATGTTATTGATCCAGCAGCATAATGCTCGTTATCTAAAGCTCCAGCAGCTATGTGCTCAGAATCAATACTGTCATCAGCTATCTTTGTTCCATCAACTGCATCGCCAGCTATTTTAGAATTAATTACAGAACTTGATGCCAGTTTTGTATAAGAAACTGCACCATCTGCTATTTTATTTTCTGAAACTGCACTAGCTGATAAATGAACTTCATCAATAGATCCGTCAGTATAGTGCTCAGAATTAACTGCATTGTCTGCTAGTTTAGTTCCATCAATAGCATCTGCTGCTAGTTTTGCTGTAGTTACTGCACCATTAAGTATTTCAGTAGTTGTAACTGCATTGTCTGCAATTTTGTTTGATGTGACTGCTGAGTTTGCTAAATGAACTTCATCAATAGAGCTATCTACATACTGGTTGCTATCAACTGAGTTAGCTGACATATGTTCAAGATCAATTGAGCCAGCAACATAATGTTCTGAGTCAATCTGATCGTCAGCAATTAACGCATTGGTGATATTATCAGCTTTAATTTTAGCTGTAGTAATAGCTGCATCTCTGATTCGAGGTGTAGTTACAGGTGAATTTTGTTCCTCTTGTAACGCTCTTAATATTTGTAAATTATTATTTGTTAAGTCAGCTGCTTTTAAAGAAGACCCTGCTGTATATGATGCCTTAGCAGCATCTACGTCAGTATCTCTTCTTACTATAACTTCTAATCCATTTTTAGGTGAACCATCAGATTCGCATACATTAGTGTTTACAGTTCCTGTTGAACTGTCAAATGTAACTGTTCTTGTTCCTGTTGTCTGATAACTGGGTATAGTAAAGTTATCTACTACTACACCATCGACTTCGACAACGACTTCAGAAGCAGTAAAAGTTGGAAATGAGTAGTTAAAAGTCTTATTTGACCCATTCCCAGTATAAGGTTGAAAAGTTGTTGTTGCCATTTATTTGTACATATTGAGAATGGTTGTTGTGTCTCTCATTTTTATAACTTTTGCACGTTTTGCTTCCTTCTGTTCTTTCATAAGTTCTTGAACGTCTGGACGTGACATGATACTTGCCCATGCTTTTTTACGTGCTTGCTGAAATAGCTGGTCAATTTTACCATTGTGCCAATAATTTCTAGCGTCGTACTGAGCCCGTTTACCATCCCGTATATCTTTGTTCATTTGCTCAAGAGATGCGATAGCTCTTGGATCTACAGCTAGTTTATCTAACTGTCTTTCTAAGTTCTGATCTCCTATAGCCTTTTGAAACTGTGATCTAATTGCCGGTTGGTCTGTAAGGTTTGTACTGTCGGGTGCGTAGTATGTAGATAATCGTAAATCGTATCCGCTTTCAAATAAAAATTGTCTGCCTACACTCTGTGTCAAGTTTAATGATATAGGACTTACTGAGTTAAATACTCGAGTCATAAAATCATATGGCTTGATAGGACTACCATTTAGCATATCATACTTAATGGGCAAGTCTTCACCGGGTAAAGCTTCAAATAATAAGTTACGGTTACGTATTGATTGATCTATACCAGAGCCTATTTCACGCATGTGTGGTGTAAATAACTTACCCATTTCATTACGTAAACCAGCTAGTGGTAATTGATTGTTCATTAGGCTAGCAAGTATTCGTTCTCCTTGACCGGGGCGACCAGCGAATAGATCTACAAATGACTGTATACCAGCTAAGTATGACTTACTGGATATAGCTTGTGCTACAACTAATGATATTTTTTGTAATTCTCTTTCTGTCCATTCTTCTCCCATAAGTTCACTTGCATCACCTACATCAGCGATTGTTGACATTATGAGGTTAAAGGGTTCTATAGGATCGTATCCTACTCTTACGCCAGCTAGTTCTATAGTTCTAGGCATGTACCCAGCATCTATCCAACCCTGACGCTTTTGTCTGTCAGCTGGTCCATTACCAGTTACCTTACCATTCATCCATGCCTGTGCTGCTAAAAATGTAACAGCTGCACCTATGCCTAGTCTACCTGTCTGTAACGCCTGAGCGTTCTGTAATTCTGTTAAGTTTGTAATACCATACTTCGCTACAGAATCTAAGTTATTAGGATTAGCAAAAGCTATATCGTTAAACTCTTTGACTAAGAAGTTAAAACCGGGTGTATGCTTACCTGTTAGTGCAAGTCCGTTTACACCAGTTCTAGCAAACAAAAAGAAAGGTCTAGCTAGAGGTGTAGATGAAAACACATCGTTTAGTCCCTTTGCAAAACCTGTAAGATCCTGTGTTAGTGTAACTTCTTTACTTGCAAACAGTGTAGCTTCGTCTTTAATGTTACCCGCTGCGTCAAATATCTCACCATAGAAATCATCTTGGTAAGCCTTCATAAGCTGTGGTGTAATCTCAGGTAACTCTATACCAGACCCTTGTAAGTCTAGTACTCTACGCATAGCTTTCTCTCGCATTTTGGCTCTACCTAGCATAAATCTAAAGGTATCGTCAGTTGCTGCCATGAGCTTGGTAGAGTATGAAAATATATTCCAGTTGTTTAGATTACGTAGCATGTTAGTCATAGCAAACGTCACACGATCTCCGTATGTAGCTCGTCCACTATCTTCTGCCCATCTACGTATAACTTCCCAGTTCTCATCACCCTTAGTAAATTCAGCATAACGTGTCTTAATTGTAGACATGTCACCTTTCCAGTATGCGTTAAGCTTTGTAAAAAATAACTCAAATGCTTCTGGTATAGATTCATTAAGTGCATTAATGGATGCTAACGATGCTCTGATGGTAGCTGCATCACCTGTAAATGGGTAACGCATTGATGCTCCGAGAGCTGTAGATAATGGTCTAAGGAATGTTGCTGTACCTGTACCGAGTAAGGCTCTGAAAGGTGTCTTAGGTCCACTTAGGACACTATGACTCATCATTTCCTGTAAGCTTCTTATAAGAGCTCCTGTACGGTCTGGAGCAGTTGGGTCTAGTTTACCACCTTTTAATACGGTTCTTGCCCAGTTATCAAAGTCATCAAGTGTATTGACGTTTTTCATCATAGAAAAAGCTTCAAACAACGCATTAAGTAGGTCATCATTCGGATCATCTTTAGCTATTTTTAGTATAGATAAGATAGAATCCTTAGTATCTACTACGTCTTGCTTGATTGCTTGCTCTATAGCTGCCTTCTTTTGTCCAGCTTTTAGCTGTCTGAAGGAGTCAGACTTGACAAATCTAGCTTTCTTAGTCTCATACAACGCTGTAAGCATCGTATCTATAATCTGTTTAGCTGGTCCATCTATGTCATCTACGGATACTAGATCCATAATCTCTCTACCAGCTATGCCTGTGTCTCTTAGTTGCTTAAGTAATGTACCTACAACTAAGTCACCTACCACTACGTTCTCAGATGTCCAGATTTCTTGACCATTTACGACATCATTTGTAGCAAATAGCTCTGCAAGATACTCGTCGGGTGTCATATCAAGAGCATTTCTACCCTGTGTGATACGCATGTGACCTTCTATGGCATCTCTCCATGTGTCTACAAGTGCTTTTCTATTGCCTTTTACGAGTTCTAACTCTCTTGCAAACTTATCTGAACTCATTAATCCACGTAAAGTAGTCTCAACAATCTCATCTGTAGTCCCACCTTCGTTAGCTATACGCTCACGTTCTAGTGGTCTAGTGACTGATCCTGTAGAACCATCTTCAGATCCCCACTCGTTACGTGTACGACCTAGCTGTTCTCTGGCTGTCTGTGGATCTACCTCTGATACGTGTGCTCCCTGCTGTCTGTCAGCTATAGGAGAGTTTTTATCAGCTCTAAATTCTTCTTCACCTTTACGGATCTGTGCAATACCAGATTCTATTGTCTGTTCTTCTATGTTTTGGTTACGTGCAGCTATCTGTGCTTGTACTTTTCTACCACCTTTACCTACTAAATAGAGTGCACCGTCAAATGCAAGACCTATTCCCATACCTTCTACGATGTTTTTTACCTTCATCATAATAGGATGGTCAGTATCCTTAGTAGTTAGGGGTGTATCTGCCCAACCATAGTGTTTAGTTAATGCTCCTAGAGCGTTGTGTCCGTCTGATTCTTTAGATATAAGATCAGACGCTGCACCAATACCGGCGGCTCTTGTTAAGCTACCAGCTTTTAGTAATGCTGAAGCACCACCAGCTAGTAAGGGAACGCCTGTTACGGCTAACCCTTTAGCTGCTGCTACTGTTCCGAGTGCCATACTACCAAAGTGTACAGTGCCTCGCATGAGTTTACCCCACCATGTTTTAGTAACTATAGGATCTTCATAACTTTTGAATGGCTGCCACTCTGGTTCGTAATAACCTTTTTCTTTTCTTTCTCTTTGCATCTCTCCAGAGATCGCATCTACTGTGCGTTCTGGAAAGGTAGCTAGAGAAGAGGCTGTATCCTGTAAACCACCTGACAAAATAGATTGAGCTTCCTTAGCGTAAGCATTTAATCCCCATCTTTCAGCGGTCCTTGGATCAGCTTGCTCATTTAGAGCTTGGGTTTCTTGAGC